GTATAACCTTCAATAAGTTGGAAATATTCTATATCCGGATTATACTTCAAGTATCCTTGTTCTCTTCCTGAAACGCCACTTCCTATTCCTGATTCTTGTGCAAAATTAACAAAAGGGTATATTGTTGTTTCTGTGTTCTGACCAGTAGCGTATGTTACAGGAACTGTGATTGAGTTCCCTGTTAAAGTTGTTCCTGTAATTGAGTTATTTCCAAATTGATTGGTTGTTGCCCCTGTCAATAAAGAATTACCAAAAGACAACGCGGGGTCTTGGAATGATATCAAATTTCCAGCACCAATTTGTTGTGTGGTTCCTGGATTTGCTAAAACAACTAAAACTTGGTCTTGATAACTACTACTCCCTAAACTTGGATTTACGGTGACATCAATTTTATTCACACCACTAAAAAATTTATCTCTTGTGTTGAAGTCATTTAGTTTTTGTGGGAATGTTTCAGAATTTGGTATTGCCCAATATCTTTCATCTGGCGCTCCAAATGAAACTCTATCAACCGCAAACAACCAAGGTTGTGGTGCGTGATAAAGGTAATATTCATTTGGTATAATTTTTATTCCTCCTGTGGAAGATAAAACATCATACCCTGAAAACATTCTTTTAAAATCTATAAGAGCTCTTGCAACTACGTCTCCGTCAACGTCTTGGTCGACAGCGGCAGTAAGTAAAGATTTGTATTTACTACCTGAACAATGGAATGGTCCCCCATTATTTGCATCAACCTCTTCACCTGGTAAATTTTGATAGTTAGGGTGATCCAATATATATGATGCGGAAATATTTACAGGTGCTAAAAAAGATCTTGCCGTCGCTAAAACAACTTCTGACTCAGCTTCATCACCCAACTGTTGATCAATTGAGTCATTAACTGAATTTGCGTCCATGTCATCATCTAAAACGGCATTTCCACAATCACAATCACATGAAGTACATTCAGGATATGCAATCATTGGTAACCCAATTCTTGGGAAGTTGTTAATCCTAATCAATCGAGTTACTGCAAATATTGTAAAAGCCGCCGCGAGTGCAAATCTGAAAACAAAAGAAAGTGCCTGTACTGCAATTCTGAAGTACAAACCAATGTTAACCACAGGACCTCCTATTGGGGCAAATGCACCACTTTCAATACCCGAATTGATCCAATCAACCATATCCCTTACCGCATCGTAAGCGAAATAAATACCTAAAATAATAAGAAGGTATTTGAGTATTGGCCATGCCCATGCAACAAAATGGGCCAAAAATAATATGACCAATAAAGGGATTGTTAAAATGTTGATTAGTATGTTAAAGACAAAAAATATAAAATCAAAATTTCTTATTATGTCATTTACAGGAAAAGTGTTATTAGTTGATTTACAAGATCGATTGTCAATTTCTTTAATACCTAAATGTCTAGCCCTTCCTATTCCGTTTTTATATCTATCCAAAAACATTGCGGTGGTATAAACTTTATTATACTGAAATTCGTAAAAGGTATCGTCACAATTGATTGCGGATTGTTGATCCACATAATCGTCCCAATCCAAAGAAAAGGCATAAGATCTCAAAACGTCAAAATAATATTGAGGGTAGAAGTTGTATGAAACTTGTTGTGGGTTTGCAGGATCAATAACAGTAGAAGTGAAAGTTACCAAGTCCCCAGCATTTACAGGAATAGATTGGATACTGCCGGTGTATGGATTTCCATTAATCGATATTGTCAATCCCGAAGCATTTACAACTTTTGTTATTTCAATACCCCCCGATTGTGCAAAAGGGGGACAGTTTGCCGTTGTTGTGTAAGATAGAGTTAGTGAAGTTTTACTAGCAGGATCAAATGGGTCAATATTTGAGTTGGCCCAACCAAACTCTTTAACATTTGGTACTAAAAAATTTGCTCTTTGAAATTCTTTTTCTAGTCCTCCGTCTGATTCCCATTTAAATTTAAATCGGTATTTACCTTTTGTTGGGATTCCTATTGTTGGGTCATTCGATATAACTTGATTTCCAAATTCGTCTGTTGATATATATTCTAAGTTCATAGGAACCTGAACAAGATAAGATCCATCTCCATCAATCACTTTACCTCCGCTTGGTAAATCAGCAACTTCCAATATTGGTCTTCCTGCATTATCAATTTGAGTAGTTTGTCTTATTGCCAAAATTTGACCTGGTCCTGAAATTAACTCACAAAGATTTCCTGTATTATTTTTTGGCTTACAGGCCGTACCCAATGCATCATCATCAGTAGTGGAAATTATTGACCCCATAAAAACTGCGGTGGGTTTTATTGTTAAATTAATTTCTGCTGACAAATCAAAATCTTGTCTGAAAATTCCAATTATACAATTTTCTTCATCCCCCCAAAAAGGTTGTACATCGATTTGTTTAACTAATGATACTATCTGTGGTAATTCTTCTAAATTTGTAGAGCTTTTAAATTTACTTCCGTCAAATTGTCCTTCGCCAGCAAATCCAGAATTTATTAAATCTTGTGGTGACAAAGAAAAACAACCAATATCTGATAGATCTACGTTTAATATTAAGGTTTGAGAACCAAGTGGAACTCCAAAAATCATAAAATCACCACTTTCATTTGTGGTTACCGTGTACTTGTAATATTTATCGAAAACCTCAATATAAGATCTATTTAATAAAACTTCAGAAAGTGAAGGAAATGATCCTGTTGAAACGTGTCCTTGATATGATGGTATTTTAGGAAGTAAATTATATCTATAACCATCCTCATTTACGTCATTTGCGTTTTTATATGGGTATAATTCATTAATTATTGGGTTTTCTTCATCCTCGTTTGTAATCGGGATAAATATTGATAGTTTTGCATTTTGTAATCCAAAACCACCATTAACAAATACTCTTCCTGCAACTACTCCATAGTCGGCACATCTTCTTTCATAAACATCAGATTGAGTCAATTTAAGAGAAAGTAGTTCCAAAAAGTCGAAATCTTGCTCTATTTTGACATCAAGTTGTTTTTCTACCCCAACTTGGGTCCTTATTCTATATGATTTTGGCATTAAAAAATTCTTTTTTCATAAATAGTTTATTTCCAATTTTGAATAAAAATAATCTCTTTTCTGAAAAAATAAACGATCAAGAAAACGCTACCGTCGATAAATTGTTCACGCTAACTTTTATGTCACTAGTTGGGAATCTGACTTGATAAATTTGAGACGGTTCTGCAAAGATTGTGTCTGCGATTAGTTGGATTTGTTTTGTATTTGGGTTTGAATATGTTTGTGAGGTTTCAGCCGATGAATATTGTCCCCCAACTTTATTGAAAACCCTTATGTCAGATATTGATAAAATTCCATTTTCACTTTGAATTAATCTTCTGAGTTCTGAAATATTAACATTTTGACCCATGGTTCTTACCAATGGTGACATGTAGTTATTTGTTATATCAACCACTTTAGCAATTACAGAACTTTGACTTTGGGATGCGTCTAACACCACATCAATTTCAAATGCCAAGTCAACTGGATTTCCTGATTCTACAGATATATAATCATTAATCATTCTATAATTTGATAAAAAATTTGCAACATTTGTTTTTAATACGTTTGGAACTGTAGATGTTAATTTTCCTTCACCATCATAAGACAACATTTTAATTCTTATTTTGTTGTTTTCTTCTACAATTGACACTTTAGACGGTGCACCAAATTGTGATGGCATAGTCCTTAAAATTGAATCGTAATCATTAACAGTCACCGCCCTGTTCTGTGCCGCAAAGTTGAATGTGACATAATTTCGTACTTCCTCTAAAGTTGGTTGAGGTGCTCCTCCAACAGCGGCAAACGGGTTATTACAAGTTAACGAGTTAATCACACTTGTATTTGTATTTTCAGAAGGACCTGTCACAAAAAAATTAGTGTTTTGTACTTGTTGTATAACCCCAATTCCAACATTTGTTGATGTTCCTCCTCCTACTCTATATTGAATGAACAATGTTGTGTTTGCCCTTAAGGTACTTCCTAATCCTAAGTTATTTGAATATTTGTTTATATTCAGTTGTCCTCCTTGAATTGCAAATTCTCGAAGTTGTTGTTCTGCAGAAGTATTACCACCACCAAATGTTAATTTCATAAATCCTTGTGGGGTAAATTCTGTCATAAATTTGTCTGAAACTGAAATATATTTACCAACCTTAATTCCTGGAGCGTCTGATGGTTTTGTCGGGTCTTCAACAAAAACCCTATCTTCTACCAAAGACCTTACCTCATACCATCTTCCAACTGGTGTTAAAAATTCTTGTGGAGTTGGTACGTTAGAATAATTTGTTCCGTCTTTTACAATCACGCTTGATACACCTAAAACATTTCTCTCGGGTAAAAATAATTCAAAGAATGGTCTTACGTCGTTTGCTGTTATAACTCTTTTGAAAACTTTTGTTAGTCCGTTTACAACAACTTCTCTTTTTGTTATGGTGTAATTGATTATTGTACCTGAAGAATCTATATTTGGTCTTACAATTCTTGAGTTTGGTTGTCCTTCTCCATTATATTGTGAGGCAAAATCAATATCATAAATTGTTTCAAATGCCTGACCAGCGCCATTCACTTGAGTCCCCCTTCTTAATATACCACAATATCTAATATCTTCAGCGTCTCCATTAACAGGTACAATTATTGAAAAATCAACAATAGAAACTGATGGTCTTTGTCCTGGTATTTTTAAACCATATGTTCTAGCAATATTATACAGTGAGGTAGTTTCTTGTGCGTACTGTAAAACAGTTTCTTGAATACTTCTGTCTATTTGATAGTTAAGGTTGTCTGCAACCGCAGCATTCAAATCCATTAGAACAGAAAACACCGACGCGTCGTTAAAGTTCTGTATTAACTCGGGATAATAGGTTTTAACAAAGTTAACAAGTTCTAACTTCACACCCGCAAAATCCCTTGTTGTGTAGGAAATTTTCTTTTCTGCCATATAACTTTAAATATTAAGAATTATAAAATCTTGTGTTTCAAATGCGTCAGATGTTATCTTATAATCAATTCTAACTTTTGCGGTGTGTTCTAATTCCGAAATGTTTGTGACTTTGAATTCTCTTTCCCCACTACTATTTACAAAAGTTCCTTTATCTTCCAATCCCATTGATGCGTCTGTAATTGATATATTTGTTATCAAAACATTTGGTAAGAAAAGACCAACAGATTCTCTAATTTCAGATTCCACTTCAGCAAAAGTTGGGCCATCTAAAGGCTCAAAAATATATTCATATAATCTAGTACCAAACTCTGGTAAAAAATATCTTGACCCTCTTCTTGTCAATAACAAATGGGTCAAGTTTGTTCTAATTTCTTCACTTGCGTAATCAGTTAGATCCAAAAATTTACCATCAAAAGAATCTCTGAATGGAAACGTTATACCGTATGTTCTGCCATCTGCCATATTACCTATAAATATAAACTACTCTTTTTTTAAGTAAAAAAAAATCACTACCTAAGTAGTGATTTTCTAATACTTGTACTTCCTTTATCGTACAATGGATCGTAAGGACAATGTTTACATTTAGATCCGCAACAACTTCCTCTTTTTATATGATAAAATTCGGTCATTACAAACCTAGCATTATCATCTTTATAAAAGTCAGATTCAGGAGATTTTTTTGTTGTCTCCTGAACATATAACTGTTGTATCCAATCGTTTGACGCACTTACTGTCATAATTATACTATTTCGCAAGATCCATTTGCACAGGCCAATTCACCAGTCAAATTAGTATTATCTTGTAACTCAACAACTTTTGTTAAATCAATGTTAGTTAATGTTTTAACCAAATTTTCATATTCCTCTTGAGTACAATCGGTAAAAGGGGCCTGTGTATAAGTTCCTCCGTTGAATGGTAGAACTGAAAGTCCATTGTAGAATTTTCTGTTATTCCACATCCAATCACCAACTAAATCCCATTCATCCTCTTTGATTGAAACTGTCGCAGAAACATTATGTGAATTTTGTCCCCCTCTGTGTCCAAATTTGATCCACTCTTGAGATACTTTCTTAACTCGTTCCAACATTTGGAATACTGACTCGTGACGTAAAATAGATCCCTCAGGTGACTTTTGTGGAATTGTAATTACCGCAGTGTCATGAGGTCTAAAGAACTCATCCTCCACTAATTCAGGATGGTTGATTGCTAAGTAAGAATAGATTGCTTCGTTTTTACCAACACGAATTCTTCTTAAATAAAAATCATTATGCCAAGCGTGAATACCTGAAGATGTGCCTAAAACCAAAGATGAGGTTCCTGATGGTTTAACAGTAGTAGTTCTTGCGGCCTTGTTAATACCGATAAGGTTTGCAACTCTTTCGTTTTCTTCTTTAACCGCAATTGCCGCTGCCTTCATATCATAACCCAAAACAACACCTGATCCAATACCTGTCATACCAACACCAATAAGAGCATCTTTTTCAGTCGTTCTTTTCCAAACATCACGAAGATAATGGAAGTCAGTATATCCTGCTTGTAGTGTCCCAATAAATGCGGCACCTTTGACTCGTTTTTCAAAATCTTCTTGAGATTCGATGTCAGACGCATTTACCTCACACAAGTTACAGAACTGATAAGGACGAAGACCGATCTCACAACATGGATTAGTACCCCAATCTTTATCGTTTGACAAGTAAATTCCGGGTTCTCCTGCTCCTGATAACTCAATTCGTTTCCAAAGATCCATAAAATAATCCTTAGTTACCTTGTGACGAAGAAGAACCGCTGAGTTATTTGCTCTACCTCTTTGTGGATTTGATTCCCACCAATTTCCTGACTTACAAGAAATCATCTCATCATCATCTGCCGAGAATAATGAAATCAAAGCCGCTCTACGAATACCACCTGCCAATACTGCATCTGCAATGTGACAAACGATATCGTGGGTTTCAATAGGTGAAAGTTTTTCACCGTCAACTTTGTTTTCAAATACTTTGGTAATGTTATGAATACAATCTTTTAATGGTTGAGGCCCGGGTGCTTTTCCACCTGAAGTAACCAATAGGGCTCCTTTTTGACGAATATCTGAAAAGTCAAAAATTGGTGTTGATGATTTAACCCCTAAATAGGATTCAATAAGAACTTTAATTGCGTCTGCCCATCCTTCAATACTATCACCAATCAAATATCTTCTTGTTCTACTTGGGTTTGGTCTTTTGATTTCAGGAAGTTTTTCTACGTGATGTTTTTGAACTGAGAATCCAACACCCGTACCACCTAACAATAAGAACATTGTTTCAGAAAATGCATCAGGATGGTCAATAGGCATGTATGCACAGTTATAAACTCGGTTTGGTGAAATTTCAATTGGTTTTCCACCGAATTGTAAAGATCTCATTGAAGGAAGAATTTTTTTATCGTAAACCATTTGGTAAACTTCTTCAATCTCATCTTTGATTTGTGGGTATTTCTTTTGGTGCATTTCTTTGTTTCTTGTCACCAATTCTTCCCATGTTTCTCGTCTGTTTTGTTCGGGGAGGAACTTGGCGTATTTCATGTACACCGTAATGTCACTCAATATTCTTTGTGATATATCCATTTTTGTAAAATTTATTTTTGTTAATTAGTTTGAGATTCTCTTTGCTTTCTTTTTTCGAGTAGCTCTTTAACTCTTTGTCGTTGTCTTTCTTCTTTTTGTTCTTCAAGACCTAAGAACGTTGTTGTACTTTCTGTATCTATCTCTAACATTGCGTTATCAAATTTACAATTTTCAAACACTACTCCGTCGTCACCAATTCGTGACTTTGTTATTGCAATGGTTGCTAACTTCATTTCTTTCTGTTGTAATGTTTTAGCCACCGAAATAATAACGTGTCCGACTTGTGCCTTTTTAATTGATCCGCCCATCTGATCCGTAGTTACTACATCTGAAGATATTGATGATCGGTTTCCTTGTGTTGCGGTCCAACCAACTAAATTCATTTCGTGACACATTGCTTCAAATGCTCTCATCACCGACCCCTCACTTTTCCATTCGTCACCCAAATTTTTATCAGGAACAACACAATCGATGTAATCCAAAACAATCATATCTACTTTGATTCCATCTGCAACCATCTTTCTGATTTGGTTTTTAATTTGCAACATGGTCATTGTATCTGACGGTAGTTTTTTCATAATCAAACGATTTTCCATCGTTTCATTGATTTCTTTAACTTTAGTAAATACTTCTTCTTTTTGGTCTGACAGGTCGTCAGGATGTATTCCTGTCCAAAGTGTAAAATGTTTTCTCTGAATAACTTTTGGGTTATCTTCAAAAAAGATTTGTAGAACATTGAATCCTAGATTGTAAGCGTGATTTGAGATCTTAGTCAATACGGTAGATTTACCTACCCCTGTTGGTGCTAATATTACTCCAATCTCACCTTTAGCCAATCCTCCTTTAAGCAATCTGTCAATTCCTGGTATACCCATTGGAATTGGGTGTCTGTAATCTTCTTCGAGTACTTGGTCAAGGTTGGAAAAAACGTCCATCATTGATGTATCTTTATTTCCAACAAGTAATGCTTCTCTGACCAATTCTTCAAGGGTGTCATAATTTTCAAATTCTCCCCCGTCAATTATCTTTTGAGCTTTAGTCATTACTTTTTGTAACTCTTGTTGTTTACAGAACTTCAGTGCTTTTTCTTGGACAAAACCAACCCCATCAATAGTTACATCCTTAATTTTCTTGATTGTATCAAGAACAACTTTAGATGCAATTTCTTGTTGTAACTCTGATTTTGTGACTTGTTCTAAGGTTTCGAATGATGGTGTGTGGTCAAATTTTTTGTAATATTCTTTAACCATCTGAATGATGATTTTAAAATACTTATTTTCGAAATAATTGTTCTCAATAACATCAATTATAGTATGAGAAAAATCTTTATCTATTAGAATTTGATTTAAAAGTTGTAATTGAAATTGTTGTCCGAGATACTCAAAATTTTTGCCTGTCGCCATATTTTTTCCTTTATTTAGTAATGATAAATAGTACTATTTTTTAATAAATTCGGGGTAGAAATAAATTAAATTTTTGTCTGAAAAAATGTCAGTCAATCTAGCTAATACGGCTTTTAACTTTGGGCGTAGGTCTACGGTATATCTGACCTTAGGTGGGTATACTTTTGCATCAAATTGCCTCTGACAAATTGTCACATCCCCAACCTTAATTGTTAAATAAAAATTTTCTTCGCCGTCTGTAATTGAAGTGTTCATGATCTCAGGATTCTCAATAATTTCAAATTGATTATCTAACATATAAACAACAGATCTCATTTTTAGATCATATTTTAACTCATTACAGAAAGATGAAACATAATTGTATAGATTTTCAGATTTAGAGGCATTTTTATTAAATCCTCGAACGTTGAAAAATCTTTGAACGACAATGTTCTCATTACACATTAACAAAAATTCTACTTTTGTTATATCTTGCTCTTTCATTTTATTAATTGATTTTTTTGTTTCTAAATTTTGTTTTTTCTTTTCTTGTTAGTTTGAGAAAAGGTTTTAAAAAATTTACCCAAGCGTCGTCACCCTTTGGTAAAAATTTGAAAAACCCGTCCTCCATCATAAGTTTAATTAAATTTCTATGTCCTCTTCCGTCGGGATCCATCGACTCAGAATAATATAATCTAACCAACTCTTTTTCTTCTTTACTCAAAAGTGGTTGGTTTAGGTCGACGAGTTTTTCATTTATTTGAAAAAACTCATCACCAAAAATACCTTCTTTTGTTTTCCCACTAAGTAGGTTCTGAAGAGCAACGTTTCCTTTTTCCTCTTTTAAAAGTTGTTCACTTTTTTGTAAAATGTAAGACAATTCTACCTTTTGTTCAAGTAATTCAGGAAACATTTTAATCAAGGTTTTCTCACCAAGATAGAATACACCATCAATGTTGTCGGAACTATCACCGGTAAGAATTTTGATTGTTTTAACATTATAGTGGGGAACTTCAATATCATGAAGTTTTATTTTATCTCCCAACTTATAATATTGTTTTGTGGTTGGTGAATAAATCGATACCTTCTCACTAATTAATTGAGTTAAATCTCTATCGCTTGAAAATATTGTTTTTTCTTCGTCTAAGGAAACTTTACAATACTCGGCTATTAAGTCATCGGCTTCAGCATGTTCTGTCTCCAGTTGTCTTACAAACATCTCCTCAAGGTATTGTTTCACCCTTTGTTTTTGTTCTAAAAAAGATTCCTCTTTTAATTCAGTTTCAGATGATTTTCGATTTAACTTGTACTTGGGGTAAATCAACCTTCTCTGAGCAGAGGAAGTTTTAGAGTCCCAAAGAACTACAACTTTATTGTAGTTGTGTTCTTCGAGGAATTTGCGAAGAGTATTTAGAAAGTGCCAAACTCCACCAACATGTTTTCCATTGTGATAGAAATCTCTAACACCATGAAATCCAATCTTTAATAAATTATTTCCATCGACAAGTAATGTCTTATTCATTTATTATACCATTAAATGGTTCAACAATTTTGTTTCCTTTTTTCATATTTTCAACAGCCCACAGAGGTTGTAAATTAGTATAATGACATAACTTGTAAAGTTCGTCTTCTGTTTTTGCCAAGGACAATGGGATTATATGATCTATATGCCATTCTATTCTATTTTCCCAAGTCATACCGTTACTAAATTGTTTTTCTAAATGTTCTTTAAGTTCTTGAGGTGTACATCCAACAATATCTAAAGTTTTTTTTGATCGATATTTTAAATATCTATTAACTGAATTTCTCATATCAAATGATAATCTAAACAATAAATCTTCCTTTTTTCTTTTTTTATTATAATTGTTAAAATATTCTTTATTATTACGAGACCATTCAAGTTTTCTTAATCTTTCATTTTCATAGTTAACGATATAATATTTTTCAAAATATTTTTTATAATATTCTTGGTTCTCTTCATTCCACTTATCGTTGTATTCTTTAATTTTTTCTTTGTTCTCTAATCTGTATTTTTTTGACTCAATTTTTTGACATTCCCTACAATAACTTCTAACCCCACATTTGACTTTACTCATTTTATTAAACTCTGATAACTCCTTTTGAATACCACATTTGTTACAAGTTTTTATTTCCATTTTTGATGTAGTTTTTTAATAAATTATTAACAAGGGAAGAAATGTTGATTGATCTATCTTTGAAGTATTTTGGTAAATCGGGGTCAACTGATACGCCAATTTTTACTTTTTTTTCATGATCTTCTATTTTTTTTCTTCCCATATATTAATAAATATCTATAAAAGTGGAATTATTATAATTTATAATTAGTTTTCTTCTTTTTCTTCTTTCAAGTCAAAATCACCATCCATACCTATAATATCTTTCCAATAGTCAGCGTATTCTTTTTTATACTTTTCTATATTTGTTTTTTCTTCAGCACTATCTTTTCCCGC